GGCATGTGGACGGGTCGAGGTGGTTCCAACCAGGGGCGAAGTCGACTTCGTTCCCGATAATGGTTGGGGATGTGCGACCCTTATAGATAGCGTCCCAGAAAGGCTTATTTGCGCCCTGTGGAGGGGCAAAGGCTATCACGGTGGGGTTGACACCTTGGGGCAATAATACCGGGGCCACAGTCGCACGATTCCCACCCAGCGAGTGGCCTTCAATGACAATTGGCTTAGACAGATTGATGACGTCGGAAAGGTGATCGAACCACAACGAACGGAGCGGTGCGATAATCCCAGAACAGACCGTAGCGCCTCCGCCGTATCCGGTCTTTGCCATGTTCAAATCGTCCCACAATTCGGCAAACGAGGTATGTTCTTCGACCTGAGTGCCTCGGATGGTCACGTGCTGAATTTCGCCCTCATGGGACACCATGGCTTGACACTCAGGATTTTCAAACAAGCCACGGTATTCCAGGCCAAGGGATAAGACGGCATTTGCCAATGTGGTGATGTCGGTTTCATAGACGGCCTGCGACAGCTTGGCCGAAAGCAAAACCCGCTTCCAATCAGGATTTTCCATGTCACACCTTGAAATAGAGTTGGTGGCCAATGTCAGCGCACGGAGTCTTGTCCTTGGCCCAAGCGGGCATAGGGCATGAATTGGGGGCGTAATAGCTGGTCGCGCCACCGGTTGGGTCTGGCAGAACGCCTTCCAAAACGCTTGCGGCAATCTGCATAGCCAAAGCAAACTCTGGGTCGGACTGCGTGACGGTCAGAATCTCGGTGTAGTTTGGGTCATTGCTGTTCCATGTGTCGAACTGCATATGGCACTTGCACACGCTGGACACGTCATGTCCCCACCAGCCAGGGTGCTTGATACGGTTCATTACCACCCAAGCAACAGCGGTCATACCATCGGCACCGCCCCCCCGGTCCTCGCCCCAAATTGTGCGGGCAAGTACGTCAACATCAGACGAAGAAGGTGTCATGACTTTACCCCCATAAATATGAATTTTGCGGCTTCCCAAACAACCGTAATCACGCCCATGACGGCGGCAATAATGGCCTTGATAAACCAGCTTTTCAGCTCTGTGTGCTGCTTATAAAGCGCGTCATATTGCTGGCGAAGAAGCTCGTCTCTGGCTTCGCATTCGGCAGCTTGGGTTTTGAATGATAGTGATATTTCGTGCATGACACTTGCCGCACTACCTTCGTCTGCGATGTGGTCACTAACCATTCTCAGGGCTGCGCTGATATCGCCACCCATGCGGTCAAGCTTCTCATCAAAGACATCGAGCCTTCCGCCAACTTTGGCCTCAAAAACATTGGCTTGTTCTTGCCTAGCTGCAAGCTTGGCTTCGATAACACCAAGGCGCTCTCCAGTTCTCTCAGTATTGAGAACCTGTTGATGGCGATCATGTGGTGCCGTTCCTTCAGCATATCCGCTCATTTTTCCGCATTCTTTCAATTCATGGCTGTTATGCAAGTCGCAATCGTTATTCAGCCGGACGGGTTAATTTCCAATGGCAAACCACGTGACCCCAGTCGTCGATAGTGCCGATGTCAGATGCACGGTAAAACCGGACGTTGACCTTGACCACACGGCATTCACCACCGATGTTGCTGACGCTCCTCCGGCGACTGCAGGAGGTAATATGCGACGCTTCCATGTTTGTAACCCCGTTACGAAATTACGACGGGGTTAGCCGGGGTTACCCAAACCCCACCTGCGTTTGACACGTCTAGCGCGTTATCCAGCGCCAACGCGTAACCGAGAACAGCCGGGGCCACCGATGCCGTGAATTCGGCAGCCGTCATCAGGATTTTGGCCCCGTTGATGTCGCGAACGTAGCCGGGGAATAAGTTGTTTTGTGCCGCCACTTGCAAGCCTATTATACTAGACTCGCCAGCCTGCGAAATATCGTAAGTGCCGTTGACGGCTGGGGTGCCCTTCGATTGCAAGGTGACACCCGAAGCGACGGCAAGGGTATAAGAAGATTTGCCAATTTGTTGTGGGGTCGGTGGCGCGTGGTTTTTGGCGATGGGATAACCATTGGTGTCCGACGTAATAGTCTGACCGGTGGTTTGCGCCGCCATAAGCGCTTGATGAACCTCCGGGGTAATCTCCACCGCATCATTCGGAAGAGACTTGTAGGGAAGGTTGGTGTCGTAGAAACCGTTGGTGGAAGCCGAGTATAAAATCGCCATGTTTAATCTCCTAAAATCCGATAGCTAAGATGTAATACCCGGCGGTGTTGCTGTTTTGGTTCGCAGTGTGGAAGCCGAAACCCGAGGTAGTAACACTGAAGAAGGCGTTGACTGAAAACGAACCGGCGTCGGTAGCCGTGCTGGAACATAGGGGTGAACCCGTAATGCAGGCCACAGTGGTAGGGAAAGAGATGGGGAAGGTTTGACCCACATAATCTGCCGATGATGACTGATACGGAACCCATGCCCACTGGATCAAGGTACCATTGCAGTACTGATAGCCACTTCCGGCCTGAGAGTGATTGAAGGAACTCGAAGCAATCCCACCCAGATTACTCAGTGCGGTTGCCGCATTTTGCACGTCGTTTAAATTATTCGTCGCCTGCAAAAACGAAGATGACGCCACCGGTTTGCCACTTTTGGGAGAGTACGTCGTTACTTGAAAATTGCCCGACCCCAGAGCTTCGACCACGGCGCTGTCATTGGCGGCGGTGGTGATGTTGGCCCCACCGGGCAGCAGCAGCGATGTGTTGTTGTTGGTCAGGGTCAGCGCCCCAGCGAAAGTAACGAAGAACACTTGGCCCTGCACTGCCGACGAGCCGAACGACGTAATAGTGGTCGTGCCACTAATTTTAACCGTGTTAGTACCCGCCGACCCCAAGTCAACCGTTGACGCGCTGGCGATGGTGACGATGCCGTTGCCAGCCTCGGTGACGGTCAGATAGACATTGCCCGACACGTCGGTAGTAAATGACCCGCTGTAGCCTTTCGGGATGGTCGTACCGACTCCCACCGAACCGTTGTTTAACTTGTCGGATCCGTTAATAACGACTGTCACCGCGCCACCCTGGGCAAAGATGTTGTTGGTCCAAGTAGTAGCCAACGAAGTACTTTGGGCAATGGTCAACGTTAGCGCCGCAGTGGCGACGTAGTTGATGTTGGTGCTGCCGCTATTCAAGCTGGTGTTGACGGCGATTGATGTTTCAGTCCATAGACCGGAGGCCGCAGCGCCGACGGCGGGGGTCTGAAAATAAGTGCCGTCGTAAGTGAAGGTGTAAATCCCGGTGCCGCTGAGCGATCCAATCGGGGGCGACGCCCTACCGGGGTTTTTAACCAACACGTTGCCTAAACCGTTCAAATTCAGGTTGACGGTGGTCGAAGTGGTGGTGTTGGCAACGGCGATGCGAATTGGGGAACCGGCAATTGAAGCCAACGACGCGGGGGCAGGGCTGAGTGTCGCCGTAATAGTGTTGGCCGACCCGCTGGTGTCCGCGGCATAATTGCCGGTTTGAGCTTGGGTGTCCGGGGCCTGCGCGAAGGCTTGCAGAGCGCCCATCGTCACCAAGTTGGAGGCCAAGTCACCGGCCAGCCACGACAGCGCCGTGGTGCCTTCTTGGCCGCGCACAATGGTAATGGTATCGCCGGAAATAGCGGTTACATGCACCACTTCGTACAGCAACCGGGTGGCGGCATCGTTAAACGTCAGGTCAAAGTACTGCCCAGCGGCCAACGTCGGGAATAACGCCCCGGTGCCGGAGACCAACAGCGCCGTGGTCGATGCGTTGGTAATCGGCCCCGCTAGGGTAGAATTGGCGTTGTTCGCCCATACAATACGTGTCATTAAGGTTCTCCGAGCTTTAAGAAATCACGACGCTAAATGTAAACTGGAAAGGAAACTCAAGCAGGTTGTTTTCCACTGCTTCTTTGAAAGTTTGCGCGTACGGAATCGGGGGATAAGCGACAAACGCCGTGTTGATTGAGTTTGGTGCCGCCGTGTTAAGGGCAAACCCGTTGGGGTTAGCAGCCCGCACTAAATAAACCCGCCCCGACGTGATAGTGATAGTGACGTTACCACTCAGCCCAAACAACACCGAAATGCGGTAGGTCTGGTCGTTGTCAACGTCGGTGCCGTTGTACCCGTAGAGAAAACGGTTAACCCGACGCTTGAGCCACCGAACGTTGAACACTTTACCGTCGCCCTTGTAAAAATGCCAAGTGATGACGCGTTTAAACACATCGTCGGTGGCCGGGGTAAAAGTGGACGGGGCAATGGCAGTCAACGAATTAATGACAACGCCGTTGGGTGTCCACGTGTTGACTGCGCCCTGAAGGTACGACACCCCCGATGTCAAGACGGGGCGTGACATACCGTATAAACCTTGCGCCACCCAATCGAGTAGCGACCCGCCGATAGGGTCGCCGGTGTACACCGGTAGATTGGTGTTGGCAAACCAGTCCACATACCCTTGAGTGATGCCGTTGTAGGCATTCACAAACGCTTGTAAGCTGTCGTCCGAATTATACTGTTGGTACAGGTAGCTAGGAATGGTGGCAGTGAGTGACGTGTTACCGGCTGGCGGAAAGGGCGGAATAACCGGGTAGCCCTGAATGGGGCTATACCCAATTGTAAAGTTGCCGATGGCACTCGAATACTGGGTCATTTATTACGGCCAAATGACGGCGGTTTTTGACAACGGTGATTTGATGCTTTGATGCAGTGTCCAAATACCGCCAATGATGGTAGCCATGACGCCCAAGATTGCGATGATATGTGATGGTTCCATTTTATTTTACCTTACGCAATAGCGATCGTGTTCGACGGCGGGGACCATGCGGCACCGCCGAATGATGCAATCAAAGCATCCTCTGCTTCAACAATTATATTGTATGCAGCCGCTGCAATCTCTGTAAATTGTGCCGCCGTCATGATGACCGGATCGTCGCTCATGGCATGGTTGCAGTCCTCGGCAATACCCCGCATGGCGTTCCAAAAGCCTTGGTGCACTTGGCCCAGACGGGGAACGGTTTCGGTCAGCACGTCAATATCGGCCAGATCGTCGTGCAGGTTGGTGGGCTCGGTTCCCGGAAAGGCCAGAACCTTGATGCCGTCCACAATTTGGACGGTGCAGCGGGCCACCCGGTTTTTATCCGAAATCACCGGGGAAGCGTCATAGGCCTCGGCGCACAGCCGCGCCAGAATAAGGGGATCAAGCATGATTGAACTCTTCGATGCGGTTGACCCATCCGCCCAAGAATTGGGCTTGGTTGGGGTCGTTTTTGACCAGATGATGGACAAAATCCAGACGCAAGGTGATCAGATGGTTCAGCAATTTGATCTGATCGCAGGTATTGGCGATTTTGGCGGTGTCCGGCCCCAAAACCCCATCCGCTCGGCAGCCCGGCAACAGGATTTGTAAGTGTTTGATGGCGGTTGCCGGGCCGCTATTGACGCCCCAGTCCACCAGAAAAGCCCGCACCTGATCGTTGGCGATCTGGTTGAATCCGGGGCGGTCCACGTAATTGGACCGCAAGATGGTCTCGGCTTCAGCCTTGGTCAAAGCGGCAATATCCGCCGCCTCCAGCCTGGCCGCTTTGTGATATTCGCGCAAAGCGGCCAGCGTAATGCCGAATTTGGTGGGGCCGCCCCGGTCGTCGGGATTGTCCACAAAGCCGCCTTCCCGCTGGATGATGTCGTCGATGATGTGATCTGTGGTCGGCATGGTCATTCTCCCCGATTGTCCATGGGGCAGGCGGCAAATCGCTTCAGATTGTCGATTTCCGAATCCAGCCGTTTGACCACTTCCATATGCAGGATTTTGGGGACATAGGTTTCGCGGACTTCTTTGGCGAATCCGTCAAATTTGCCTTCCAGTTTTTCGCCGCGTTCGACGCCTTCGCGTCTGGTTTCCTTGAACTCGGCTTTGATACTTTGATGCAGCGTCCACAACCCGCCGACAATAATTGTGGCAGAGGTCAGTGCGATGGTCATGATGTTCAACCAATCCATGAAGAGTTTCCTTATTCAGGTCATAAAAAAACCGCCACGCGGGCGGTTGTTGGGGCAAGGTGATCCAAGATCAGGGGATGGTGACGGCATTGGGCGGAGCGATGAATGTGCCGCTGGTCAGTGCGGCATTCAGGGCGTCGTCCAGTTCGGCGATCAGGTTATAGGCTGCCTCGGCAAGGGCGGTGAATTGCGCCGCTGTCATAGCCACTTTTGTCCCCGTCAGGGTGCGGTAATATCCCCGGAAGACGCCCGCCGACACGGCTGCTTCGGACCCCGCCCAATTGCCCTCGGTGGATGCCGAGATATCGTAGATGCCGTTCAAGGCCGGTGTACTGGTACTGGTGATTGCAATCCCCGCCGCCAGTGCCGCATTGTACTGGGCGGTCATTGCCGCCGCCATTTGTTGTTGGGCGATTTGGGTTTGATAGGATTGAACCCGGGCATCGGTGCTTGGCAGGGGCAGCCAGTTTTCAGCCTGGCCCGTTCCCTTGATGAAGGTAAACGTGCTGTCGGTGAACACATAGGCTTGAAGCGTGGTAAATCCGCTGGCTTGCACATTTGTCAGTTCATCCGTGGTCAGGCCCGTAACCTGTGTGCTGGTCAACCCGGCGACCGGCGAGGTTATCAGTATCGAAATGCTTGTGGTCATGATCCGCCCTTAAATGGTGTAGCTGTCGATATCGATTCGCACGGTGTACGTGGTCGAATACGATTTGTAATAAATCGTCCCTGCGGTCAGGATGGGGAAGTTCGAGAACGGCTGGGCGTCATAAAAGCTGTCCACCAACAACCCGGTATTGGCGTCGATGATGACCAATTCACCCGTTCCGCTGGCGTCGGCGGACATGGCAAACGCCGCCGCTACGGACGTTGGCGCACCGCCCACGCCGCCGATGGTTTTGGCATTGACCGGGAAACATGTCGTCGTGGTGATGGAAGCATAAGTGGTGGACGGTGAAGACGTGATATTGGCCAAGTTCTGTTTGACCTGCCAATACCAGGTGCGCCCACTGAACAAACCCGGCTGGAACTGACTGGATGAATTGGTGGGGATCGTCGCAATCAAGGCCGAATAGGTATATCCACTGGGCAAATAGGCCCCCGTATAGGTGGGCGTATTGCACTGGATTGTGGCGATCACCGATGCCAAGGGGGAGGTCAGGGCAATGGGATTGGCCGGGGGCGAAACATAAGGGGCGGCTGAATTTGACACCCAGCACCCAGCAATGGAACCATTAAAATACCCCGCACCGCCCGCATATCCGCCGATAAGTTGCGCTCCACCGTAATTGCCGCTGGAATTGCCGTTTTGATAAGTGTTTGAATCGGTGCAGGTATAATTATATGACGTCGTGCCATTGAACAGCGTCAGAACGCCATTTGTGCCGGAACGGTAATACTGAACATAATTCCAGGTGTTCAAGACAAAGGCATTGGTGGCTGTCACCAATGCGCCGACATCGCCTTGCCATGCGGAAACAATTCCAGCCGATGACACGTAAAACACAATGGAGTTATTATTGCGCCCTCCAAAGAACAGGACCCCGTTATTTGTTGTGGTCGGATAGAACCAGCACCCCATGGCAAAATCGCCGCTGCTTGGCAGATATTGCCCCAGCGCCGCATTGTAAGCCACGCTGAAATAGGCATTTGATCCATTGAAAACAAACGCCTCAACATCTTGCATGGATGAAGCACTGGTGGTCACATTGTTCAAGGTCAAACTGGCCTGATACGGCCCCACATCCGACCCGGTATTGGCCGCCCCGGCACGGGGGACCAGAACATAAGGGGCGGCGGCCACCGCAACCGAAGGCTTGGCAATGGCGTAAACATTGACGAAACCGGAAACCGGGGCCGTGCCCGTATCCATCGCCCCGGCCCCCGTGGTCGCAAGGTTCAAATTACCCCAATAATTACCCAGTGTCAGCGCGGCCCCGCCCAGCACTTGTTTTACTGGAACCTCATCGGCTGAAACGCTGGTGGTGGCCAAAGCCGATGGAATGCTGATCTTTAAATTCAAGGCATTGCCAAGGGCGCTGCTGGATGCCGTCACGCCGAAAGCTGGGTTCAGCAAAACCCACTTGGACAAAACGCCATCCCATTGCAACGTAATCCAGTGTGACACCCCGGCAATATCACCGGGGACCAAGGCCAGGTTGTTGCCTTTGACGATTGTGTAAGCCGGAACCACGCCCGAATTGGGCGTGAAGGTCGGATTTGTGGTGACATTGGCTTGGGCCGCCCGAATGGTCAGTTCCACCGCGCCGCCTGCCAGCGTCGTTGTGGTGATGGCCGGGGTGAAACTGGCGGTCAAAGCGTCGGACGTGCCGCTGGCAATGGCTGAAGTGTAAAGCTCTTGCTGCACGGCTAAGGTCGTAGCTTGTGCAAGACCGGCTATTTGAGTAACCGTCAGGGCTGCCAGTGCTGTGGTAGAAATGCCAAGTATTTGCGTGGTTGTCAGTGCAAGATTGGGCAATTGAGAAATGCTGGCAAGCTGAGTTGCATTGAATGATACAGGCGTCAACGCAGCAACCTGCGTTGATGTAAATCCCAGATTGGGCGCTTGGGTCAGACCGCTCCATTGCGTTGAAGACAAAACCATGGATGCCAGCCCCACAATCTGGCTGGTGGACAAAGACAATGCCGCTGATTGCGTTGTATTCAGGCTTAAACTGCCAAGGGATGTAATCCCGTTAAGTTGAGTCGAAGACAGGCCGACTGAAGACAGATTCTGAATCTGGCTGGTGGTCAAAGACAACGCTGCGGCTTGTGTCGTGCCAAGGACAAAGGATTGCAGACCGGCAACTTGACTGGTGGACAAAGACAATGCCGCTGATTGCGTTGTAGTCAAAGATTGACCGGATGTGATCGTAATTGCCGACAATCCCTGGACTTGGGTGGTAGTAACAGTACCGGTAAACCCCACTTGGGACAACGTCCACACCGACCAAAAACTACCGTTCCATGCGAACCCGGCAGCGCCGTAGTTGCTGTTGATAACATACGACGGATTACCGTCGATGGTGTTGCCATTGCCCGATACCGTGATGTTGTAAGTGGCCGCATTACCGGCCCCATCTTTAACCACAACGCTTTCGTTAAGGCCCGGAGTCACTGGCAAAAACACGGTAGTGGCAACCGGAATTGTGTTGTCCACTACCAACATAGCCGTTGGCTCGGAAATCGTGGGGTTGCCAGAAGTGCTGAGCACGATTGCCCCGAACGTACCTGGGGGGTTAGGCGGGTACACTCCAAGATTGACCTGAGCTTGGGTAACGTCGGTCAAGTCAGACAAATTCGCATCGGCGTTTAACGGAGTGTACCCGATGTTGTCTTGTTTAGATGCAAAGTCAGCGTTCCACTGCGCTGCGGTCGGGACTTCACCAGGAACGAAATCAGGACTGGAACCCATTTGTTTATCCCTGCGTAATTGTGATTGCGTTGGCAGCGCATTGGAAGTATGACTCAGGGTCGCCCGCGATAATGCCCGTGCCGCTACTAGGTGACACGCCGACCCCGTTGATCGATACCGCAAACACCATGCGGGTCAAAAAGGCCGGGGGCACAACGCTGGCCACTGCCGCTTGAAACGTTGCCTGAAGTTCGAACAAGTTCATTGGCGCACCAACCGGGATTGCGTTAACGTAAGCAATCAGCGCGGGGCCACCTTGGGCTGCTACAGCGGTTTGCTGAGTGAAGCTGGTGATTGACGTATTCCACGTTACTGTCATCGTCACCGCTTGTTGCGGAGGTAGTACGAACGGAATAGTGTAGGTGTTGGGGTAATCGGTGATCGTGACCGAAGTGTTACGGTTGTTGGGAGTTAGTACTCCGCCCCCGGTATACGTAGAAAACCCGGTCGTGTTAACGGCGTAACTGAACGTCTTTTCATCAATTACAGTGCACGTTGCCCCGGTAACGTTCCACGCTGTAACAGTTGACCCAGTAATCGAGATTGTGTTGCCGGAAGTCAACCCATGATTAAGCACGGTAGTTGCCACGCCGGGGTTGGCATTAGTAATCCCACTGATTTGAATGACCGATCCTACCAAAGTAGAGACGTCAAATAAACCGGAATAAATGGCGTAGGCCACTTGGTAAGGGTCGCCCCCACCAACGATAATTTCCCACCCAGCGGCATCCTGCAAAATGGACACCAAACGGTTTTGAACGCCCGGTACGTTGCCAAGTAGTGTCTTCACGTAGCTAGCCATGCCCTGCGACCCAGCCTTACCGGCCTGCAGCACTTGAGCGCGGTAGTCCTCCTCGGTTTGGTTAGACGCCCCCGGAGTGCCCGCCAATGGGTTAGTTACCGACAACGAAATCGAAGACGGGACTGAAGTGATTAATTGGGTCACGGTGCTTGCCGGTATTGCCCAGGTGCCGGAAACCGTAGCTAAGCAGTAGAGGGGCACCGAAGCACCCCCGGTGCCAACAATGCCGCCGTCTTGCACCGTGTACTGATAACTACCGTCGGAAACCGTAAACCCCTGCGCAATTACAAATCCGGGGGTGCCGGAAAACACAACATAGACGCTAGTGTTGGACCCCTGGCCCAACTGTACCCCATAAATTTGACCCAGTTGGTTGAGCAAAAACTCATTGGCGCCGTATGGAGTCAGCGAGTTGATCAACGCGACCCGGTACTGGTCGATCAAACTGATGGCTGCAACGTCGGTACTGGAAATATCTTCAATCAGCGACCCCGGCAAATTAGCAGTGTACCCAGGGTCTTGCGCCTGCACATTGGCAATCAACGTTGACAGAATCGTCGCCGGGGGCGTCGGCTGAGCACCAGCCTGGGTCATGATTACGGGGAAAGACGTCATTGGGCAACTTCCGCAGTGATTTTCACACCTTGATTGGTGGTGATGTTGATCGTGTATTTGGGCGGGTTGGACGCCGGAGTTCTAGCGATGGCTACGTTAGCAAACACCGGGGCAAAAGTTTGCTGTATCATTTGTACGTAGTAATCTGGAAACAACTGTTGTACCACCGAAGGCTTGGCCGGAATGCCAGAATTGGCGTAGAAGGGACTTTCATTGATGTTTAGTTTTACAGTTTGAACTAGCGCCGTTGCATAAACAGCGTCGTTGCTGCCGCTACCATCGGTCGTCACTTGCACCCAAGACTGTGTCCCATCCGGGTTGGTTATTTTTCCGTACGTTCGCACCTAAATCACTCCACCAGTATTACCGCCCCCGGTCTGAACCCCGTTGTGCTCGTGGGTCAAGAACACCTTACCATCGATCACCACGCCCGACGAACTAATCACGACCGTGTGTCCTCCCGCAGCCATTGATATGTTTCCGGGAGTAATAGTAACGGTTGACGTTTTTCCTTCGTCCCGTAGTACCACGCCGTCGGGTCCATACACTACGACAGCGTTGATGTTGTCGGTAGCAGACCAGTTTTTGTTTCCGATTGGAAAAAAAATCAGAGCGGAAAGATTGCCGGGTTGTGACATATCGGCCACTCCGCCGCCCAGACCCGACACGCCCCCGATGTAAACGTCGGCTGGGAACACTACGCCCAAATCGCCAATTTGGGTGGGATAACGAATGTATTCGGGGCCAAATATTGGCACGGTAACGTTGGGCAGCGTGTATTCGCTTACTACTTCAAATGCCACCGTAACAATTGGCCCGGCAACCGACACTACAGAGCACGGAAGTGCTTTACCTAGCTTCTGAATTTGCGCTTGCGCTTTTTGTTCAGCAAACTTGTTTAGCGACAGGCCCAAATGGGTTTTTTGTGCGTTATCGGCCATTAGTTTTCCTAAGTGGGCACGTCAATTGGGTACGCGTTAAAAATCGACACCCAGGAGGCGGCATCGGCTTGTCGGTAATTGCCGACGTGGCGCACAATTGCTACCCTAAACACGCCGTTGAACGAAGTGGTATTACGATTCGGTGCTCGAATTGCCCCAATGCCCGAGGGGGCCGTGGTAGTGGCGAGCAGATTGTAAGGTAGTTTAATGAAATCGCCCACTTGGACGTCACCGCGTAATACCGTCTTAAACTGAATGAACGGGTATTCAATCCAGGTTGGCTGCCCGATTAGGTCTTGGAAGAAGATGACGCGGGGATTGTCTTGCGTCGTCGAGTTTTTGCTAGCAGGGGCGGTGCTGTCGTATGCGTTGACTATGTTACCGGACACTGAGATATCGACCCCGGTGTACCCAGATGACTTAACGATGTCTTCACTTTTTTGTTTAACAAACTGAGCTAACTCTTGCAAAGTCGGGCAAAAGTGCTTTTGATCGCCCAGCGGAACTATACCGGGGCTAATGTTGACATTGACAGAATACGCTGGGGGCGGGAATGCAGCCGTTAGCGCATTCATTAAAGGCCCCGACAACGGGACCCCCGCCAACCAGTTTAACGTCAGGTTCAACGGCGCGGTTTGGGTGGCCACCCCGATGTACATATCCATGGTTTGATCAGTGCCAATCCAATTGCCGAATGCCTGAAGAATTTGGCCCTGGATTAGTAGCTTCGCCTGAGCGGGGTTAGCCAGAGGAAGACCCGCTTGCATGCCGCCATAAACCGCGATGTTGAACCCGG